CCCATTTGGGCATACGAACGTAGTCTCCCACCTCGATCCAAGTCCCTTCGGGCCACGGCTCGAGTGTGTCGCGCTTCTTGAAAGCTAGGGAACCCATGGAGATCACTTTCGCGACCTGCGTGTTCCATTTCTCGGTCTCTCTTGTCTCTTCGGGAAGTATCAAGCCACCCGGTGAGATACATTCGGCCACTGCTCGCCATTGGACGAGAATACGGCCACCTACAGGAATTGCGCCGGGGTCTATGTCGGGAAATGCTTCCCGCAGTTGCGCTTCATTCGAAGCACCCGACTGATTATCTGTCGTCGTCATCTTTTTCCTTTAAAAGGTCATTCAAAATACCCAGAGCTTCTTCAAGCCCTTGGTGCTGTCCTACCAATCGCTGGTAGGTATCGAAGGTAGTGGCATGACCACTAACTAGCGATTTCAGAATCCCCGTCTTTTTCGACTCGATAGCACCAATCAAGTCTTCGAGGATTCTCATTATTTCTTCTTGGCTTGCATCAGTGCACCGACGCGGGGTTTGGACTCGCTGGAGGACTGCGATTTGCTCTCGCTGCCGGTCGAGCCACCCATCGAGCTGCCTTGGATGGGCGCGCCCATTGCCATGCGCTTATGCTGATTAACGTTCACACTCTTCTGCTCTGCATCACTGGTTGCCATACGGTACTCCTAAGGTTTCTTGAGCGCCTTGCAGCGCGGTCATCGCAGTCTTTTCCTGCTCCTGCTGTAGCGCCGCCGCGTCGCGCGTCAGCTCTGCAGTCTTGATTCGTTCTTGGGTGAGGTTGTCGGCGGCGTTGAGCGCGATCTCGATCTGCTGACCCCGGTTCTTGTCCAGCAGGTCGCCTTGGAGCTTTGCTTTCTGATATTGCGCGTCCATTTGGTCTTTCTGCGCCCGCCGCTGGGTCTCCGCCATGGACGTCTGCAGTATCACTTGGTCCGACGAATCCATCTGTGGCTTCGGCGCGGACGCTTGCAAGACCTGCATGAGCTGCTGGATAGCGGGCATGACCCGCGTGAACGCCTGCTTGACATCCATGTTGGTATGCTGCGACGCCAGCGCGTACAGCTTGTCGATGTCTCCCGTGATCCCGGGGACATCGTAATCCTTCGGCTTTTTGCCAAGAGCTTCTTCGACGTATCCGTCCATGTGGCCCATGTACCAGAGCATGATGTGCTGCTTCAGATGCTCCAAGCAAGGCGGCAGGAACATGGGGGCGAAAATGGGATTCGACCCCAGCATCGGGTTGAGCGCGAAGTCCAGATGCGCTTGGATGTGCGCCAACTGGTTCTGATGGGGGTACGCGAATGCCGCGCGACCAATTGCCATCGACGCGTTCTCCTCCGCCGCGTTCATTTCCACCGGCTCCACCGCTGAAGGCATCAGTTCGGTGAGGTTCGGTATCTTCATCTGCTTCATCACCCGCTGCAGCACCGCCCGACGATCGAACATGTCGGGGTGCTTCTCCATCAACGCCATCACCGCTTGGCTCTGCGCCATCCGCTGTGTTTCGCTGAAAATGTGCGGGTCGCTCACCGGGATCACGTCGGTATTGCGGTTGAAGTCCTCGCGTTTGATCGGCAGTTCCGCGACTATGTCGCCCTTGCGCATGTCGTCCAAATACCAGCGGTTGATACGCTGCAACACCATGAAAACACGCCGTTGGGAGTCGTGAAGGCGGGCGTGGATGGCGGAGAATACCGCCGCGCCCTGCTCGATCAGTGCTTGGGTGGTTCCGACCGGCGCGTTTGCGTTCACGTCCGCGATCTTCTCCTCGCTGGTGGTCACCACGCCTTTCGCGGCGCTGGTCAGGAACCCCAGCAGCTCCATCAGGACCGGCGATGGCGCGTTGAACGGCATCGGCATGGCGATCTTGCGGATGTCGTCGATACCCGGACCCGCCTCTATCTCCGTTACCTGCGTTACATCCACCTGCTGCGACTGCCCGGACATTTTCGCGCCCTTGAGCTTGATCATCGTCGCTGCATTGTTGATGTGCGCCGTGTCCAACAGTGCCCGCAGTGCGCCGGTGATGGCGGCAGCGAGACCGCCGATGAGGTGTGGAAGACCAATGGCGTAGGCTCCACGCCACGGGATGAACTTGAACTCGACCAGCCAGTCGAGCTTCTTCATGCTCTCGTCGCCCTCTTCCCAGTTACGATAGAGGCCCACGACTTCGGTGGATAGGTCGTCGATCATCAGGATGTAGGGGGCGAGTTCGCCGCCCGACTCCTTGTCGTCCTCCAACTCCAACATCGTGTAGATGTGGTAGACGGTGCGAATCCCGTCGTCGTTCTCTTGGAACTGGCGACCTTCGATCTTATCATTCGCCTTCTCGGCGTTCGACATTTCGGGCTCCATCGACGCCTTGATAATGTCGATATCGCGGTACAACCCGCTGTCGACTCGGTCCTCGAATGTCTCCTGCGTTATGTCCTGCACCTCGGTCACCCGCTGTGCGGTGTAGAAGTTCACCGCCGAGAAAGGCAGTAGGATGTTGTCGATGGCGACGAATTCGGCGCACGGGCGGCGTTTCTTCTCGTCGTACCACATCTTCATGAACTGGGAGCCACCAAGTGGTAGCTGCGTCAGCATCTGCTCCTGCTCGTCCCGGAACTCCTCGATCTGCTCGGTGAGCTGCCAGTTCATGAAATCGCGTTTGCGCTCAGCCCGCTCCGTGTCCTCCGCGTCCACCTCTCCCACGATATGGGTGCGCACCGGACCGTCCGGAGGAAACAGCTCTTTAATCGCCCGCGATTCGAAATCGATGCACGCCTCGGCCAGCACCGGGTGAACCACCTTGCTCGCGCCGTTGAAGTTCGCGCCACCGGGGGCGTCGTTACCCATGCCGGTGCGGCGCAGTCCCTCTTCATATTTCTTGTCCCGCTCTTCCCGCGCTTCTTTGTCGTTCTTCAACAGCTTGATGTAGCGCAGCGCGAGGTTATCGAGATCGATGCCCAGGATTTGGCGCTCAGCCATGTTGGAGTAGAAATCCTCGTTCTCCGTCGGCCCTTTGAACTCGTCCATCCGGACTATGGCTGACCCGTCGTCCTGCTCTTCCACCTCGGCCATCGGGTCGTCGAGGTCGAACATCATGCCGAGCTCGTCCTCCGGCCCCGGTGTCGGCTGCATTTGCTCAGGTGGTAACAGTGTTGCCATTCTTCAATCCTTTGCGGTGCGCGATTTTAACACGGGTCAATTCTCATGGGAAAAGTCGCGAATATCGGCGGCTGTCTCGCGCAAGCTCTGGTACAGATCCGGACTCTCTTCTCTGACACCCCGCAGTGCCCCGCGCATCCCCATTGGAGGCGTATCGCTGGGCTGCTGCAAGATTTCGCGCATTGCTCTCAACCGGCTTATCGGCTCCATTTCATCGTGCAAGGCCACGTTGTAGGGGTCCGTCATTAAGTAGTGCATGACGTTCATGTCGAAATTATCGGCGCCCTTCACCCCAACGGGCAAGTTTTGTCGAACAAAGTTCACAGCCTCGCTCTCATCAAGCCCCATTTTTACAGCTCTAGCCATGAGTGCCGGGATCATCGAATCTATCGCGGCCGGTGCAGCCGCTTTGACCACCGTATTAGCGACTTTCGCTACATCACCCACTCCCGGCGCGAGGTCATCCAGCCCGGGGATCAGGTTCCGCAACGCCTGACCGGCGGTAGCGGAGAGCACCGTGCGTCGGCTTAGCGGAGTGTTGACCACTGACTGCAGCGTTGACTTGATCGAGCCCGTGGTTGGGTTGACCTCCACCGATTTCTCCGTTACCTGCGGCGCGCCTTTCAGCGCCTTGGTGATTCGCGACTCGGTCGCCTTCTCGATGTCCGGGTGGAGCTTGGCCAGCGGCAAATCGAGCTGGGGGCGCAGCCCGAACAGTGCTCGGCGTCCGATGTCCGGCGTGCCTTTCGCCGCCGTCTTGGTCCCGCGCACTAGCAGCTCGTCCATCATCTGCTGCAACGTCTTTCGAGCGCTGCCGCCCTTCTGGAACCTACGGGGTGCGGCACGCATTTCGCTGCCGGGTGATCCGAAATTACGGACCGGCGGTGTTTCGTAGTCCACGCGGCGCGTGGCGGTGGTCGGGTCGTAGCGCGAGTTGATGTAGAAACGTTGGACCTCGGGTGGTATGCGTGCGTCCAGTTCCTGCTGGCGGCGCATTTCGATCGCGCGCTGTATTTGCGCATTTCGTTGGCGCTCGGCCATCGCCATTTCGTACGCCCGCTGCTGCGCAAAACGCTCGTAGTCCTGCCCCGCGTTTGCCTCTTTCGAGTAGAGCAGCGACATGAGCGGCACAGATGCACGGGGACCGGCGAACATGGCCAGGTCGACGGGGTCAAAGAACGATTCGTTGTCATTGGGCATAGGGGTTCTCCCGTTGGGTGCGGTACTCTTCGTCCACGTAGTCGGTGTCGGGTGCGACTGGGTCCACCTGCAGGAAGCCCATGTCACGCAGTAGTCGCAGCGCTTGCGACGTCGTATCGGTCAGGTCGTCCCGCTCGGCTTCGGGGAACGAGCAGATCTGGCTCACCAGCAGTTCGGCCCAGTCTCGCGGGTGGCCCCGGTGCAACGTGGATTCGGGAACGTAGACGAGGCCATGGGCGATGATGTTGGCCACTAGGTGCAGCCGCTGGACCTTGTCGGCACGCCCCGGGTTGTAGGCGCGGCACGGGATGCCCGCCCGCTGCAGGTCTTGCAGTATGCTGATCCCCGACGCCTTATCCTCGACGAGCACTAGGTCCACCTTCTTGCCCGGTTCGCCGTAGATCGCGGCGTACTCGTCCACGATTCGGGGCTTGAGGTCCGGGTAGGCGAGGTGGTCCTCCCAGCAGTCGATCAGCATCACCGACATCTTGGCGTCCGCGTTGGGCCGGAACACGCCCCAGACGCTGCACGCGGTCGGGTCGTTGATCGTCTTCTCGGTGTACGCGCAGTCGTAGGACTGGAGCACGTAAAGAAAGTCGGGTAGCGCCTTGTCGGCGTCCCAGATTTTGAACCACTGGCGTTTCACGATGCCGTAGTCTTCCGGGTCGATCACCTCGGCGTACAGCTCCTGCCGCCCGATCCGCGTGCCCTCGTACTGGCTGATGATTTCGTTGCGAAACGTCGGGGCGAGGTTGTAGAAATTCTCGTGCGTCGTGCCCGTGGTCAGGCAGGTGCGCTCGTCGTCCATGAGTCGCCGCACGATGGGGATCGGCTTGGGCGTGGTCGTGACGCAAACCCGGGGGCGCTGGCCCAGCCGCAGCCCAAACATGAGGTTCGACCACATGGTCTCGGCATTCCGGAATTTCGCCAGTTCGTCCACCCACGCCAAATCGTGCTGGGGTCCGCGCAGCGTCTCCGGGTCGTTGTCTGAGTAGATCGTCGCGATCGCGCCGTTGGGCCACTCAACCCGGCGTTTCGATGGTGAGTAGATCGGCTTGCAGCGGGGGTGCGAAATCGCGAGGATCCCCGATTCGCCCTCGATCATGACGTCCCGCGCGTCGCCCGCGTCCTCGGCGATCAGCGCAATGCGCCCCGCCAGCTTGTTCTCGACGTGGTAGCGCACGAACTCCGCGCCGCACCGGGTCTTGCCCCAACCCCGGCCCGCAAGGATCAGCCAGTAGGTCCACGCGTCACCGGGCGGGATAAGCTGGTTGGGTCGCGCGAAAGTCGGCCAGTCGTAGTACAGCTCCAGCGCTTCCCGGTCGGACAACTCCGACACGAACTCGTTCCAGTTCGCCGGATCCAGCGCCAGCGCTCTACTCTTCTTTGAGCGATTTTTGCTGGAGACGCTGGGCGAGGCGATCACGGACACCTTCGATGTTGATGGTCGAATCCAGGGAGCCCGAAACGTTCATGTTCACGTCTTTCGAGCGGAATTTCGAGTCGTAGCCCGATAGCGTGAACTGCAGGAGCGAATCGCTGTACTTTTTCACCGTTTCGCCCGTCTTGAGGCCTTGGTGCACCAGCGGCTCGTCCACACCCACCACTGACCGGCGGTAGGCCTCGGCCCGCATCGTATCGATCATCTCCTCTTGGATCGCGTCCACGATACCGTCGAACAGCTTGTGGTAGGAGCGCCAATCCGAAATCGTCTGCCGTGCGATACCCGCCGTCGTGTACGCGTGCCGCATGCTGAATTTCGCGGTATCGGGTCCGTCCCGAAACTCGGCGATGAAGACCAGCATTTTGTAGGCTTTCGTCTCCTCGTGCAGCTGCAGATCGCCACGCGCTTCGACGTCGGGCAGGTTGCAGCTGAGAGCTTCCGGGGAGAAAGAGACCGAGTTCACCGGGTGACGCACGCGGTCCCGGCGTATTGCGTCCAACAGCATTTTGATCGACACGTGAGCACGAATTTCGTACTCCGCGATCGTTTCGGCACCACGGTCTTTGAGCAGCTTTTCGTCGGTCATCCACATGGAGCGAATTAAAACACAGGTCGCGAGGAGCACGCAATAGGCGGATTTGTCGGCATTTGGCTGCGGAAAGAAGCTATCGAAGAGACACCGCCGATAGTCGTAGGCTATGAAGTCGGAAGCTATCGAAGAGACACCGCCGATAGTCAAAAGCTATGGGGCTACAAGAGCTCCGTGTCAATTCGAATTTACGCGCGCACGTGAGACAATCCCGAACAACCCCAAGTGGAGCAGCAGCAGTGATCGCCGTCTGAAGTGCTTCGAGTTTGTTCCACTGTTCCATCAAAGTGGAACGGCTCATGGAACGGCTTCTCCATTCGAAGAGAACGTTTTGTTCCATTGTTCCATCGATAATCCCCCCATATCCAGGTTTTAAAACACGGGCTTTTTCCCCGCGTACGCATGGAACGATGGAACAGAGGGTCTTTTTTCGAATGGGAGAGGCGTTCCATTGGGCGTTCCATCTTGGTGGAACAGTGGAACGGGGCATTTGCCGGTTCCGCAGCGCGATGGCTGCACGTCGCATTGCACGACGTAGCCGGATTCTAACACACCGCGCCCAGTGCCGCAAGCAGCGCCCCGCCGTGATCGTTTCGCACTTGCACCACGACGGCCATCGCCCGCCAGTCCGATTCGGTCCAGTCCTGCCCATGAGTCGCCAGCTTCGCGCCGTTGAACACGAAGACCTCGTCGGCCACCCGGCACACCAGCCACCCTTTCGCCGCAGTCGGGGCGAGCCGCTGCATGAAGTAGCGTTGCCCGGTGGTCCAGTGCTCCAGCCGCACGGCGGTGGTCGGGCGTTTCGGGAATGCGGGGAGCACTTTCGACTCGATCCACCCGGCCCATGCCGGTGTGGCCACAAAGATGTCGGGCGTGTCCCGCTTCACCCGGTTCTCGACTCGTTCCACGAGTGCCCGCCCAGCGAGCCATTTCGCGATCCAGTCGTTGAGCCGCTGCTCAGGGAGCCTCATAGCTCCAGATACCCCGGAGAGGTGTCTCCGTGGCCTTCCGTTGCGTCCGTGGGTATAGGATCGGTACTAGTATAGCCCGGACCCTCTCGAGCCGTTCCCGTGGCCACGAGCGCGATCCGCTCGCGCAGCCCGTTGGCGATGGCGTCCAGCGCCCAGTAGCCGTCCAACTCGAGCGCCATCTCCCACGAGCCGTCGGCGTACTCCCGGAAGTGCTCGTTCTTCTCCCGAATCCGGGCCATCCGGGCCTCGACGTCCTGCAGCGTTTCGATCATCGCGCACCCGCCTTTCGCAGTGCGTTCAGCAGCCGCATCGTGGCCACTCCCGGGTTGGGCGCGTCCAGGATCGCCGGGTTGATTTTCCAGCGCTTGCACAGCGCCACGCGTGCCGCCCTCCCGTCGCACTCCTGCACCAGTTGGCGTGCCCGGTCCGGGGCAGCCTCGACACGCGGCGGGGTCGCGCGGGGCTCCCGTGGGGTCTCCGGGGCGCTCTCGATACCCGGTTGGACCGAATATACCCGCATACCCGCCAAGCGCCCGTTGACGACGCAGCAGCCCGGTCCTC